TTATTCGCCAATTGTCTTTTTAAATTTCTTCCATACTTTTTCGTTCATCATCGGAGCCGGGCAATGTTTTCCGTTAACGTCAAAATGACGTATAACTGTATTTGCATTAGGGCAGTATTTGCGAATGTATTTGATTAATCGTTTGACTGCTGCTGCCTGCTCTTTCGAATAAGGTTCTGCTTCTGTACATCCACATAATTCAATTGAGACTGAATTGTAATTTGTACATTTGCTGTAATACTTTCCACCGCCTGTAGCTTTGCAGTCGGCGTATTTAGCCCCGCCTACTGCCCATGCTGTTCTGTTCATTGGAATACTTCTGGCTGTGTTTCCTAACTTATCTACGAAGAAATGTGCTCCGGCAAGTCTTGTGTTTCCTGTAGCGTAATAATCAGCATTGTTTTTTGCCGTATCGTTGCTGTTTCCCGTGTAATGAATAACTATGTATTTTACATCTTTTCTGTTTCTTTTGGTCGGTGAATAGCTGATTGATTTAGCCATTCTCTTGTACATCTTCATATCTTATTCCTCACTTTCTTCATCATTTTCATTATCAAAATGTATTTTTTCTTCTGTCTGACTTTTAATATTTTTCACTAATGGCAGTAAGAATGTTGGTATTGTGACTCCTATATCTACTATGTTTTCTAAAATACTTATTAGCTCATTGCATGTTATCCAAATTGCGACTATGCAGCTTATCAGAAATGTAAATGGTAATGTGATTCCTGCCGTCTGAGATGCATATAGAATAAGCTGGTCAATTATTGCACCGACTACTACCAACAGCCACATTGATACTTTCTTTGCTATTCCTCTAAAACTCTTATATGAGCTTATTGTTCCGTCTGCTCTATACTTTGCAGCCATCAGGCCTGTTGCATAATCAATAATGTTGCAAAGTACCATTAGTAATGTAGGAATGTATAACACTCCTAACAAGGAAGATAATGTGCTTCCTATTGCTGTAATGATTGGTTTAATGTGTTTCATGTATTTGCTCCTTCTCTACTTATTTTTGATAATAAAATAAGTGCAGATATCAGAGTTAATTAAGCTCTAACAGCTACACTTTTATGGTAATAAAAAAGACCTTGCGGTCCTGCTCTGATTTGTTTCATGTGATTAGTCCAATTTAATATACAAACTTCTAGGTGTAAACATTAAGCGTTCCTGTAATGATACTTTAGGTGTAATAAGACCTCTGCTTGGGAACAATATAGAATCGTCATATACTCCAATGCTTCCATATAAATTATTGAAATATATGTTATTTCCATCAGAATCTGTTAACGGTTTTAAATTACTATTTAATAACTGAATTTTATGAAGTTCTAATTTATCATCTTCGTTATTGTAATTTCCTGAATATCTAGGATTTCCTAGTGGAAGTGCATAGTTATCATTTATATCATCCGTTATATTGTAAACACATGTATATTTATTCGGACTATTATATATTCCACTATCATTTCCGCCAACATATCCATATGCGTAGAATTTATTATCTGTCGCTTTTGCTATTCCACCTATTAAACAATTGCTCGTTGAATTTGAGCATTTAATTATAATGCAAATACTATCTTCCATACATAGGATTGACATACTTTTATATGCAGTAGTATTCCAACTGTTTTCATCACTCAACTTTCCTGCAAAATAAGTTGGGTTAAGAATGTTTTGTTTATTAGAAGATAAAGAATCTCCAAAAGATATTTCTCTTTCTCCCCACTTACTACTAGTTGCAATTCGTATATATTTTGTAGAAAATTTGTTTATTCTAAATATCATACTTCCTATAAAATTTGTGGTTGTATCAGAAACATATACTACTTCTGCATCCTCACCATAAAATTCTTCTAATGCATTTTTTAATTTTGAATAAACACTATTATCTGTAACCTTCACATATTTATAATTCATATATTATTCCTCACTTTCTTCTAATTTATCCTCTACTACAGTCTCGTCAGTATCATTTATAACGATTGTTTCCGTTTTAAAATTAGTTTCCAATTTAACTTCATAACTGTCCTCCACTATTTCTACTTCAAATCCGTTACCACCTAGTTTTTTAATCCTATCAGCAAAATCAATTGCTTTTATTTTATTAGTGCTCTTTTCTGCGTATCTGATAGCATCTGCTATGTTTTTTAGGAATTTTGTTAGTATCATTAATAGTCACCTCCTAAAGCATTTTCAACTATCAAATCTGTCACTCCATTAATTCCATCTTCATCGTTATAAAGACTATAGTTAACTATAGTCTTATGACCTGAGCCTGGATATGCTACATAATATTTTAATTCACTAATTAGTGAAACATCATATTCTTTATCTGAAATTACATTAGTTTCTACGGCTTCTAAATTTGTTATCCAGATACTACATATACCTTCTGCAGGTAAAGTAACTTCAATAAAATCACCTATAACAACTTTTGCAAACTTTATATATTTAAAATTACTTACATCAATAGAATACATTGTAGACGGTCTTTCTCTAGTTGTCTCTGCAAATACAATTCCGTTATGGTCAATCCCTAGGTTTCTACACATTTCAGAATAATGTAAATTCATTTCCTGCGCCACATTGTTGATGCTCTTAATCTGGCTTAAAGCTGTGCTATTAATGGCACTAATCTGACTTGTAGCTGTATTATTAATACTCTCAATCTGTGTAGATGTTTTATCCTCAATAATTCCTATCTGATGTGTAACTGTGGCATTTATGTTATTCAACTGTTGATTTGTTACATTTGTAATGTTACTAATCTGACTTGATGCTACTGTATTAATACCTTTTGTTTGCGATTCTCCTGCGGCTGCCGCAGAACTGTTTATAGCTTTAATCTGTGATACTGCTGTGGTATTTATGTTCTCTAGCTGTTGATTTGTAGTATTTGCCAAATCCGTAAGCTTTGCATTCGTCACCTCTGTTATTTGTGTTGTTGCCTGCTCTGTCCTGGTGTCTATCTGCTTTAGACATTCTTCGTTTACCTTTACTTTGTCATTTGCTTCTGCTACAAGTTTTTCTGCGTTTTCAAGCTTTTCTTCAACATATTTTCTAAACGGCTTTTCCTGTTCAGGTTCAATGTAATCTGCCGGCTTTGTACGTGCCTTAACAGGAATAATAACAGTCTTGATTGTTGTTTCACTATCTGAGTTAATTATTTTCAAATATGCCAGAATTTTCTTATTTTCCTGCAATAAAATATCAGGTATTTCTACCTGACTATCGTTTATTGCTTTATTTATTGTTGTTTCGCTATTGCCATTTGAAAACTGTACCTCTGTTCCATCTTCTATTGGGTCTGCTATCTTAAGAATCTGTCCCTTGTCATATTGATACAGTTGTTCAATCTGCGTCAGGGTTGAGTTTCCAAATTCTACCTCATGTATGTTATTGTCCATGTCTGCCTCCTTTCTATACGTCATAGCCGGATATAAACTTTCTGTTAACAAAAAGAATGTTGGCTCTTCTTCCTCCACCATCACCGGTGATGTACTGTCCCGAATCTGACGCTCCCGTTTTCAAACTTCTTGTAAGCAATAAATTGTAGCCACCCTGTTTAACAATATCGAATGTAATTTCAGGATATGCGTTCCAGTCCGCATTAGTAGCTGCAATTGGAATATAGCCTTCCGGAGCTGCTATTTTAGCAGGACTTGATGTGACTACTGCAGAACATGAATAAAATAACTTTCCAAATAAATCACCTTCAGTTCCTGTTATTTTTATTTCATCTAATTTAGCTTTATCTGTAGAACTCATTAATCCAGGTGTTGTAGAACTTGCTGTTCTAGTAACACCTTCCACTGTATATTTTCCTGAATTATAAGTTAATTTATACTCTTCACCTGCAACCAAAGTATAAGGCCCTGCCTGTGCATTTCCAAAATATACAGGGATAGCTCCTGTTCCATTTACATTTAAAGTTACTTTTTCAGCCGTGTTTGTATTTGAAAATCTAACAGTAACTGTGATGCCTTGATTAAGTACAATAAAAGTATCATTCAATAATTTAACTGTCTTTGCCGCAGTTGCTCCTGAAGTAGAACAAATTCCATAACGATAAACATCTTTTGAACCATCGAAACCAATGCCATCTATTAAACGTGTGCTTGTCAATTTTCCCGCACTAAGAACTTTCTTTTCAGAATCAGATGTATTATCTACATTTCCCAGCCCTATATTTTCTGCCGTAATATTTACGTTTCCATTTCTGTATGCTGTTTCATTTGCTCCTTTTACTCCAGTTACATGACTTGAATTAGCATGAGCATCCACAGCTTTCTTTAAATCCGTAAAAAACTTATCTATTGATTTATTGTTTTTATTTACGACACCAACATCGTAAAAATCTGTTATTGACGGTAACTCTAAACCGATAGTTTCTGTTGTTTCATTAGCCATATTTTACCTCCTGTTAAGTGCATAATTCTTTTTTAATTCCTCATGTGTATATTCTGATAATTGTTCATGCGTATATTGAGCCAGTTCTTTATGCTGGTTATATAGAAGTTCAACATCAACCACTAAATTACATGGAACAATTCTGTCTAAAAGCTTTATTACATCGCTAAATACATTTTCTGATGACATGGCAATCCTTACAGTTAATTTATAATTACCTGCATCTAAATCAACTTTATAATTAGGATTGTTTTCATCGGTATTTTCGCCACATAACACAGCTAATGTTCTTTCTAACATTCTCATTGTAAAAGGTCTTTGTTCTGCAAGCATTCCGAGAATCTTCAATCTGCGTTCTTCAACTGTATATGTATCTTTATTTTGAATACCCAACATTCTCTCCCATCTTGAGCATCCGTTTTCATCTAAAGATTCTATAAAGTTATTTTTCCATATGACATCTTCTAAAACAGTCCATAACTGCTGTGCCTCTATTTGCTGTTGTTTTGTTATCTCTTTTATTTCCTGAAATTCCCGCAGCCATTCAGGGAGATATTCAATCATTTTTCTATCCAATAATATCACCCACCTTTGGAATGTATGAGGTTTCAATTATGCAATTGCCTGATTTTCCATTTAATTTAATTTGAGTTACATTTTCTACTCCCTCCATATCCAAAATTATGGATTCAATCTGACCTATTCTTATAGTTACGGATTCCTTATTCTCCCATTCATTTTTTATAACTATTTTGAAATATTCTTCTACATTTTGCTTAACCGTTTCCGAAATATCAGACCACGAATAACCGCTTTTGTATGCAATTTCTGCTTCAATATTTACATTTTTAGTTATTGGAGAATCAACAGTAACTATATGACCAATAGGTGCAATTCCAACACCTGTTCCGTCTTTAGTAGGGTCAAATTCATTTTGAATATTTGCGACAATCTCTTGTGATGCGACTTCAAACTGACTGTTTAGAATTGTTAACTTAACAGTTCCACCACCATTCCATACCGGATATACTTTACATGCTCCAACAGTTCCAAAACTCTTAGCCTTTTCCCTGTATTCTGACTTATTTCCACCAAATGCAGCTTCACTAAATGAAGCAAAGTACCTTTCTCTTAGTGCTTCCTCGTCTTCATCTTCTGTTCCGTATACCATCACTTCAACAGCTTCAACGCTTTCCATATCTTCAACATATTCAACCGGAATAACATCGTCATTTATGTTATTTCCACTCTCACCTGATTCTGTACATGTCATACTGTAATAGCCATCTCCAAGATTATCTGTTACAGAGTAATTCATGTCGCCTATGCTAAATTCCGTTCCCATATCAATACTTAAATCTGTCGGAATACATTTAATCTTTATAACAGCCGGAATACCTTCTTTGACAAATATTCCACGTTCTGCTGCACGTTTAATCAAATAATAGTAAGATGCACTGTCTGCAAAACATTCCTGTAGTAAAATGTCCATATCTGCATACATCTGAGCGTTTTCCATTGCAACAGGTGCCAGGGCATCATAAATGATTGAGCCTTCCCTTTTATCCACATCACCCTGCACGTTATCAAGCATTTGGGTTAGCAGATTTTCAAATGTCATTTCTTCAAACATCCAACTCAACTCCTTCCATTTGAATTTCTTCATCATCTGATGTAGTAACTGTAATTGACACAATAACATTTCCTCTATTTGCCTTTATGTCAGTAATTTCAACACCATTAAATCTGTCATCCTTTAGTATTGCATCTTCAATTCTGCTTCCAATCGTTTCCATAACCTGCGCAGTATTTTCTCCTAACAAATCACCAAATTCTCTTCCATAGTCATCATAGATGCTATATTCATCTGATTCTGTTAAAAGGATTTTCATAATCGCCTGCTGCAAAGTCTGTTCATCATCATCTGATATTCTTCGTATTATTTTGTTTTCAAAATCCAAAATATAAGTATCATTCGGATATACTGTCTCTTCAACAAGTTCATCTGACTGTAAATCTTCTGTTTCAGGTAACATTTACACCATCCTATCTACAACAAGATACTTCTGACCGCCATCTGCCCTAATCATAACTACCTTGTCGTCTTTACTTATTTTTTTATCTGATACTGTTTCCGTTAAATACAAAAACTCACCTGTTAAGATGAGCTTTTGATTAACCTTTATTTTAAGCGGTTTTACCTTTAATACTGTACCAATAACAATATTACACGGCTTTGCTGCCTTCCTTGCATCTTCCGCTATTTTTTTAATTAGCTGTGTTAAATTAGTAACTGCTATCGAAATCACCTCCGGATAACTCTAAATCCATTAAATGCTGACTGTTATTAAATGTATGGGTTACTTTATCAACTAACAGATATCCCGATACTTTTTGGTCGTATATCTTTATTGTTACAGGAACTAAACAACCTGCCCTGACTCTGGCATCACCAAAGCAGTTATTAAATTTCAATGTTTTGCCTGATTTACAGTATATATCCAGTAATGATTTCAATTTAAGCTTTATATCTTTTTTAGAATCAACCTTGTCATAATACTGCAAAACGCCCCACTGATTAATTGACTTGCTGTTTTTCACAACAAATACTTCCTGTGTGCCTTTCTTGCTATTGTCATAGGCTAACTTAATCTGATTATATACCTGGTCCTCTATGGATTCCTTATAATCATAAGATTCTGCTGTCTGTCCGCTTATTAATACATTAACCTTCCACGGCTCTCTCAATCTTAGATTTCCATAATCGTCATATAAAGTATAAATCTTTCCTCTGGCAATTAATGTTTCATCAAGACTATTTTGAACTATATCAAATAATGTTGCATTATCATCTATTCTTGATACAGGATATTTAGTATTTGCCAATTTTCCACATTTCAAATTAAAATCTTTAGCAATTTTCTTCAAAAGTGCGGTTGATGTCTTATTAACAGATATATATGTATCCTTATTCTTGAAGTATCTGAGTTGATCATATGCGGTCACTTCCAATGTTCCATCCGTCTTAGGCGAAAATGAAAATATAAAGCCATAAAAGAATTTCCTCTTGTTAACAATAACTGCAACTGCATCACCATTTGTTATCTTTCTCTTATTATCAGCAAATGTAGTAAATGTAAGTTTGCCCGGTGCACCCTTTCTTTCATCAGAAAATTTCATTCCCTCCTGAACCTGATATTTATACTTAGCAGTTCCATGAGCTACTATGACCTTTACTGAAAGATTTATTCCGGGTCTTATTTTTGAAACCTTATACTTAACTTTGCGTTTAGATTTTTTCTTTTTATCTTCATTTTTATCCAAAATCTTTTTTAAGTACCTTAATTCTTCCTTACCTTTATTGTTTTTTGCATTTTTACCTTTAGAATTGTCACCTGAAGATGTGATATAATCGCTTACTACTCCATATCCTGTTATCGTATGATAAGACAACGGATATGTACGTTTTTTAACTGCATCTGAGGTATTTCCTTCTATGGTATGTAATGTACTACCTGACACATATTCAACTATTCCAACGTGAGATGCGCCGTCAGATTTAAAATAAACAAAATCATTTCTTTTTGGTGTATATGACCCCTTGTACTTGAATCTTCCTCTATCTTTAAACCATTGCATTCCGGTAGAAGTTGACGCCGTCTTTGGAACAACATCCGTTGATATGTCTGCCTGATTAGCACACCACGACGCAAACATATGACACCATGCAGCTCCATTCATTCCATACCAGGCACTATACTTGGTTTTGTTGCCACCATATGCTTTATAACCAACTTCTTTTGATGCAATATCAATAATGTCACTCATATAGTCATCTCCTTATGGCTTTTTCAAAACTGTTCCCTTGTACAGATATTTTCCCTTTGAACTGCTTTTCCTCTTATGCTCCTTTGCGGCTTTTTCAATTACTTTTTTATTTTTCTTGTAAATATCCTGAGCCTTTGAACTGTCCTTAAGCCATTTTTTTGCTATCAGTGTCAATGTTTCCTTATTTGATTTAACTGTATATGTGGCAGACTTTTTTCTTATTGTTGTTGCCCCATATTTCCTGTATTCCTTAAATTCAAGACTTACTTTATTGTCAAATCCATCACTTACCGAATCAGTTATTGTCAGCTTTTCTAAAGTCACGTTTAATATTGTATTAAACATATTTTTACCATTAGGTGTATATCTGTATATTTCCAATTTAAACGGGCTTTTATTCCTTTGCAGTTTTCTATATTTCTTTATATAACTGTCTGCTGTCATATAACCTTGCGGATAATATGCAAAAGGATATCGTTGATTTGGCAAAAGAAGTTCAAATGATATATCCGTCAGTTTTTTCTTCCTGATTACGTTTATTTCCCCCAGATTAATCAAGGTCATGGTCTTATTATCACCATCAACCTTGATTGTTATTTTTTCCGGTGGAATCGGAACATATTGACCATCAATTATAATTCTATACATTAACTATACACTCCTTCCGCTGTTGCTGCCATTTCCTCTTCAAGTCTTGTTCTCAAATGAGAAACAATACCTTCCATGTCTGTGTCTGATGTTCCGTTAATTGTGTTTCGCATATCAACTTTAATTTCAGCTGTAGTAAATCTGTTAATTGCCTTCTGTTCGGCATAATCTTTAATGTACTTTAACTGCTGGCTTGTAATATCTAATGAATCGGCTGATTTAGCAGTATTTGCTGCAGTATCGGCTGTATTATTAGCTATTGCATCTTCATTTCCATATCTATATTTTGAAGAATCGCCCATTTCTCCTTTTTTAAACAATCCTCCAACCTTATCTTTTACTTTGTCCTCAACACCTTTACCAATGTTGTAACCTTTACCATAAGCATCACTATACTTAATTCTATAGTCAATTGAAGGTGCTTCTTTGTTTAATGTAATTGCATTATCATTTTTTCCCCAAGAAGTAACTGTATCTTGCAAAGAAGTTAATCCACTAGTCCAGTCTGTTCCAAATATCGCATCAATTATTTTCGTTACAACTTTGCCAAGACTTAAGAACCAGGATATTATCTGACCTATCAAATTGGCAACGGCTCCACCAAATGAATCAAATCCACCATTAGCAACATTTAATACCCATTCAACTATGCTGATAAATGGCGTAACAAATGTCCAACAGTACTGCAATATAGCATTAATCCATCCTATAACCGTATTAATTAACGCTGCTCCGAAAGCAAATAGACATCCCAGAATCTTTCCCGTAGCGGAAATGGTTTTGTTCTGAACTTTATTAATTGCTGCTACTATCAGATAAATAGCGGCTATTACCGCAATTATTGCAATAATAATCCATGTCAATGGGCATGATAATAATGCCGCATTGAATGCAATCTGTGAAGCTGTTGCACCTGTTGTTGCAGCGGCTTCCTTTGCTGTAACAGTTCCATGTGCTACGGCAAACAGTATTGATATCTGTTTTAATCCGTTGCTTATTGCTTCATATGTATTATGCAAAAATAATATACCATTATATATAGCTAAGGCTGTTACGATTCCCATTATAACCGGCTCAATAATAGACCAATTAGATTTAAAGAAATTAATCATTTGCGTTCCTGTATTAATAATTCCTGTTATCGCTCCCATAACCAATACAGATGCATTTGCAAAGCCTGTCGCTATCAGCTGTATTGTCGGCAGATTATTATGAATTGCATTAAACATACTAACTATTGCCGGTTGTACCTGTTCTCCAATTGTAGTTTTAACAGCATTAAAATCATTTTGATTTCTGGCCATTACACCTTCAGGAGTGTTTGCCATTGCTTCATTCATCTTCCCTACATTCTGTTCGATTACCTGAGCAAGCATATTAGCCTTTTCCATCTCAGTTCCGTTTTTCATTACCTTTTCCTGATAATCAGTAAATGAAATACCTGCACGCCTTAACGCTCCAACCTGACCTGTCATAACTTTACCGGTCATATTACCGATGTTTACCATGTCTTCACTCGTAACATTAACTCCGTGCATTTGAACTGCCAAGTCAGCCATCTTAGGCAACAAAGTTTTAACAGCATCTGTCTGATGAAAGTAAGTGGACGCCTGCTGTGCTCCATTAATTAACGCCGTCTTGCCAACAACACCATAACCGCTTATTTCTGACGTAAGATTCTTCATTGTATTAACCTGTGCAGAACCCGCTCCCTGCATGGCTCCCATTACTTCCTTAAGCTTTGTTTCTGCCTGATGTAGCTGAGATGCTTTTTCAGCGCAATCACCAAGAAGCTGTGTACCCTGCCTTACTATATATATTCCACCAAGAGAAGCAACTAAGCCTTTTACAGTAGATAACAAACCACCTGCTGCACCTTTTCCTTCCCTTACTTTGGAATTATATTTTTCCTGTTCTCCTATTGCCTGCCTCGTATCACTTGCTATCTTCTTTAATTCTGAATCTGCTAATCCAATCTGTGCCTTTGCTTTGGCAATACTTGAAGAATCAAATGCATTTCCCGATACTGCCTGAGCTCTTTCAAATTCCGTAATAACAGTTGAGACAGCATTTGTTATATTCATAAGCGGTGCTGTCATTCTATCTGTTAACTGGAATGCCGTCATAATCGATGCCATCTCTTTACCTGCCTTTTCTGTTTATTTTTTCGCTTTCTTCCTCTTCCTTTTCTGTTCTTGCATTGATGGAAGCAATAACGAAAGCTCTTTCCTGTCTATCTAAACTCATAAAAAATGAAGGTGTCCAATGGAACTTATGCAAACAGTAATGTGCATAAATAGAATCAGGATCACCTCCATCTATTAGTTTTTTGCTTCATCTACCTTATCCTGAAGGGTTTCATCGAATCCATTAAAATTCTGAACAAATTCAGCAAATTCGTTATACTCTCCAGGATTATCAACCATCTGCTTAATTAAATCTTCAGGGCTCATTACACCATATGAATCTAAAAGCTCTATACTATGTAAATCCGGTTCAACTACAGACGCACAAATTAATTTTGACAAAAATCCTGATGAATCAAATTTCTGTCTGTATATTCCCGGCTTTCCTGTCACCTGAACCTCTCTTGTACATGCTTCTCTTATTTTTTCATATTCATCTGTTGTCAAAGCCTTAATTTCCCACTCTAATGCTTCTCCGTTTTCATCGCATAAAGACTTTGTTGCCCTATACTTTACATTATCCTTATATTTCTTATTCTTCTTTAAAAATGCACTTAAATTACTTGCCATTGCTCTTTCCTCCTAAAATAAAATGGATAAGAAGTTTTTAAGCTCCTTATCCACTAATAATTACATATAACTTGGTTCTTTATATTCCGCATCCGTTGTATAATCCATTGCGTAACATTCAATTTCCTGCTCAATAAAATCACCATCTGCATCAAATGATGAAAGAAGAACATCTCCATCAATAACACAGTCATTATATGTTTTTGCACTTGCTCCCATTGATGTTGCCGGGTCTTCTGATTTTACTTCTGCTGTAAAGGTCGGAAGCATACCTGTATCTTTATACTCCTTTACAAGTTTATCAAACATTTCACTACACTTGTATACCGTCATTTTAAGTTTGATTTCCAAACCATTTGGCTTTTTACCTTTTATTGTTTTACCAAGAATAGGTACATCTGCAAGACTGACATTTGCTTTTGCTTCAAAGTCCTTTGCATTAAGCATTGCATATCTTCTACCACCAACTGTACAGTATAATGTAGCTAATTTACTTGAAGGTGCATCGTTCTGATTCATAAAGTTCATTTATCTTACCTTTCCTTTCTGTTGTTAATTGATAATTGTTGTCATATACAATTTTTCCATTGCACCTATGACTGTTACATTTGTAGAAATAACAACTGATTTTCTTTCTTCACCCTTTGCTACTGAAATATCATCGTCTCCAAATTCTTCTATGGCTCTTACAGATTCAAGATATTTAAAAATTACTCTTATATCATTTTTAAGTGAAATTCTTCCTGCATCATCATTTGGAACTTTACCAACGTATTTTTCATTAAATATTGATGAAATATTATCAGCAATATAATCAATAACACGGATTGTCTGGTTATCTTTAAATACATCACCTTTCTGCTCTGTGAGGGTAACAAGAGAATTAATATCAACTAATACTCTTACATTTTCACCAACCTTATGCAATGCAAATTCTCCATTTTTAATTGCATCTTCAAGTTCAAGCTGTGTATACTCTGTCGGAACATCAAATTCGCCATCATATAAAACATTTGTAACCGATTTATTTATTCCCGCTGCTGCTTCAAGTCCGGCTACCCAGTAAACTAAATCAGAACTATTCTTTACATTAATGCACGCTTCTGAATCACCTTTATAGTTATACATAACAACCTGCAGTTTGTTTCCAACTTCATCCCTCATACGCTTTGCATAAGAAAGATATAATCCCTTTGTAACTTCACCGTTTACCTGAGAACCAATTGCATGGTCTATGTAGGCAATTACATTTACATCCGGATATGATTCCATTTTATTAAGGAATGTCTGATGACTCTCATTTCTTGCCATTCCATTTGCTCCACCTGTTAAATTTGAACCTGCCGTAATTGCTAAGTTTGCACCTTCTTTAAATTTAACAAATTTATTTGCAACTAATTCCTTTGCAGTCTTAACTGTCTGAACATCAACCAATGATGTGTTTAAATATGTAGACACATCAAAACGTGATGCATCATCAACATTTGCTTTTATGACAATTTTTATATCGTTTCCTCTTGTCCCGGAATATAATGCCTCTGCATATGTATTTGATGCTTTTGCTCCGCCACCATTTAGACGATAAGCATAAAGTTTTGTTGCATTTTTAAATACATCCCTGAAACCTTTTAATTCATCTGAACCATATGAATATCCAAGAATTTCTAATGAATTCTTTGCAAATTCCTCTGCTGTAATAGCAAAAATTTTGCCATCAGGTCCCCAGTTCAATTCAAGACCCATTCCTACAACTCCACGTTCTGCATTAACCACAATACCTGAACGGGTAGAAATAAAATTAATATAAGTTCCCGGAATTACTTTGTTCTGTGTTAAAAAATTTCCACCACCTAATGCCATTTTTACTGTCTCCTTCCATAATAATCTTCAATTTTTTTGTCAACCTCCTGCTGTGTATAACTTTCTGAATCATCTAATACAGCATTGAGAAAATCAACGTACTGTCTGTACTTATTTGATTTAATTAACTGGTCCTTACTGTGCTTCACTACCGGCACATCTTTACTCTTAGTATCTGCCATTTTTACCTCCTTGCATTTGTGTTTATGTCACAGTTTTCAATTTTTTCTTCATCATCCGGCTTATCCACGACAAAGAACTCATATGTCACTTGAAACTGTAATACTCCATCTACGATTTGACCTAAAATATTTTTCCCGTGCATTACAAATCCATCAACTGTTATGTCCTTAAGCAAATATTCCAGATTTTCAGATACGCTTAATTCATCTGCATATGTTTCTTCACTATCAGACCAATATCGTATGATAAATGGTAATGTTCTTTTATACCTAATTCCAATTATATGCTCTACGTGTGGAGACAGGCATAATATAGAAAAACAAGGTTCTTTTAAACCCTGTTCTACTGATTCAGTATATATCTCATATTTACTCTCATCATATTTCTGCCTAATCCGGTTAACTATGCCGTTTATTATCTTCTCTATCATTTACCATCTGCTCCTGCCAACCATTTCTTTAATTTTGCTTCAAGAATACCTGATGCATCTCTTTTAATCTCTTCCTCTGATATTGTAAGCATATGTCTGCCTTCAACCCATCCGTTTCCACCTGCTGTCCTATGCCCAAATTCTACATAAGATGCATATTCCACAGGATTAATTACCTCAATAACGTAAGTATCACCAAAATGATGCACAGGAAGAGAATTTGCAAATGCTGCTGCACTCTGGCTCTTTCCTGATGTCCATCCTCTCCTAAGAGTTCCACCAACTTTTCCTGAACCTTTAGGATATTGTCCAACAGGCGTACGTCTTATGACTTTAGACAATAATCTTGCAGCAAGTTCTTTAGCTGCCGCTTCAAAGAATGCATCTGATTCTTTAGAAATGGCTTCCAAATTTGCTTTTAACTGTTCTAACTGTCTGTAATCTATCTTTGAATCTCTCATGCTTTATTCTCCAGTATATCAAGTACAATTTCCTGATGCGTAGGGTACACAGCCGGCTTTCCACTACACTTATATGCTTTAGTTATTCCCATGCTGTTAACATGTATTACAGAACCTGGTTTAACTTCTATTTCAGGTGCCATAAAAAGCTTAATAATCTGTGTAACTGTTGCATTTGCCTCACCATTTGCGGTTGCTCCTATACTGTTATAAGACAGTCTGCACTTAATATCTGAATGAACTTTAGTTTCCTTAAACTTTGTTATGGAAGAATTAAGCACCTTAGTTTTTTCAAATATATCTGCCGTGGAATCATAAGATGATTCTATTGCCTTTCGTGTCATTAAAACTGTATTTTTCGAAAGCATTTAATCAACTCCTCTCCACTGTTTCTTAATGTTCCAATTAAATTGTTAAATGCTGCATCCGGAGATGTACCACTGAAATTAACTGACGTATCGCCTACCTTAACAGAACTTACGCCCTGTTCTAAGTCAAATTCTTCAAGTTTGCCTGCAGACTTCAAAGTATACAGAAATTCCCCGCATACTCTGTCAATAGCCGATTCTTCAAGGCCTTTTGGCAATTCCTTTGTATGACATCTGGAATTAAGGTCAGTAACAACCTTATCTATACAGAATTTAAGCAAAGAATAATGCTCTTCAACAAATTCACATCCCATACTTCTTAAATTCTCTATAATTTTGTCTTCCATCGATTTCACCACCTTTAATGTGCTTTGACACAATTATGTATCAAAGCACTGCCACTTAACCTAATTTATGCTTAAATGCAACAATTCTAATCTGTTTAGGTTCATAAACAGGATTCCAGTTAGTTGGATCTGCAAGTTCTGTTCTTGAAGGTCCTTCTGTCTTTGCTACATTTGCATTTGTGAAAGCAATTCCTCTTGGATGAAGAATTGATGTTCTTCTATTAATGAGATAATCAATACCTGAACCTTTTCTCTTTGCTCTGTCTGTTTCAGTTGGTACAAATCCAACAGGATTTCCATTACCTAAAGCAACTGCACCATTACCAAAAAGATATGTTGTATAAGCCTTAGTTTTTGAATCATAAGGACATCCATCATCAATGATTACTCTCTTACCCTGATATGTACCAAATGCTACATCGTTAGATGGCTGTACAGTTTCAATAAGATTCTGTTTCTTAAGATATGCTTCTGTAGCTGAATGCATACAAATACCTGTAAGCTGTGCCTTTGCGTCTCCTAATTTCTGTTCTGCATGAATAAATGCTGAACCACTCCAATTAGCTGCAGCTCCTGAATTTCCTGAAATGTCTAAAAGATTAGAAGCAAGTCTTGTTTCAGCTGCTTTCTGTGGTTCCTTAACTTCCGGAATTGTTCCAAACACACCATTAAGAATTGCCACAAGCTCCTTCTGCATGTCTCTTGCCCAGAACTGTGCCACCAAATCACCTATTGCTTTCATTGGGTCTGCTCCTGCAAGTGCTGCTGATAAATCTGTCGCACTCCACATTTTTGCTCTTCTGATAACAGCTGCCACATCCTTGTTTGATGTAATCTTATTGTCTGTTAAATCTGCTCCTTCAATTACCTGCTCTGATTCTCCTGTTAAATCTTCGAAGAATGGCATTGTTACTAATGGTGATGCCTGAGAAGCCAAAGCATCAAATTCAGCATTGTTTGTAACAATTCCACTGTTAAATAATGCTGATAATTCCATTGTTCTGTTTAATACGTACGGAGTAAATAACTCCGGTACAATTACGTCCTGTAAAGTTGTTCCTGGCATATTTTATACCTTCCTTTCATTTTTTTGTTTAAATTGTTACCCCGGCTGCAGCTGCCAATTCCTTAGCCTGTGCCGGATTTTCCTTGAACATTTTTCCCTGCTCAGTTAAGTTGAATGTTTCCTTGGCAAAAGGATTCTTTGTAGGATTTCCACCCTTATTAGGTTCATATCCTGCTTTCTGTTTAAATAGATGTGCCATAGTCTTATCCTCTCTGTAAGCCTTGATTGATTCATCAACACCGATAGGATTATTGTCCTTATCAAATGTAAACTTATCAATTCCGCCTGCCTTATAGATAAGATAGTCAGGATCCAATACTCCCGACTTTGCAAGTTGTTCCTTCAACGCATATTGTTTTGAAGTATTAACTGCTGCTGCCTTAAGATTTCCGATTTCTGTTTCATAATCTTTAATCTTATTCTGGAGTTCTTCATTATCTCCGTTTTCCTTCTTTAATGTTGTGATTGTCTCATTTGCTGTCTTAAGTTCCTCGCATTTATCATTAAATACATTCTTTGGTACAGCATGTTTTGGAAACTCTTTCTTTGCAGCCTCCATTACTTCATCAACATTAAGTTTTCCATCTGTAATTTTTGCTTTTTCAAGCAATTCCTTTAACCATTCCATTTTTATTACCTCCATAGATGTTTTATTCCAGTTCTACTGGTGATTGGATTCTACCGATATACCTTCGGCAAGGTATTTCTGTTCTTTAGTGCCTACAGAAAAAGGCATATAAAAAGAGAGCCTATTTCTAAGCTCTCTGATTAACGTTATTAAATTTTAATTTTTACTGTAATCCTACCTGTGCTTTTGTTGTGGCTTTTCCATTTTCAAATGTTACATTTGCATTACTTCCAGCTGTTCCATTTCCATACCATGTATATATTTCTATAGTATATCCATTTGATTCTGACTTAGTTGATAACTCTCCCTTTGAGCCAATAATATCAACTACTTCATCATAGCTCATCCCTGTCTCTATCTGATTGTATTCATCCATTGTTATATATTCGGACTTATCAGATACACCTGAAATATCTTTTTGTATTGAATCATTTGTGTTTAATGCTGCTGCAATTCCTATACATATTAAAATTATAAATACTAAAATTGAAAATAAACATCCGTGTCCTTTTTTTAATGTTCTTTTACAATTCGGACAAACCTTCGCTTTCTTAGGAATTTCGCTTTGACAAAATTTGCATACCTTAGTTTCACTCATATATTCTTCCTCCCATAAATCTTTTGTTATATTTTACCATATAAAAGAGAATCTTACTATATTTTAGAACATTTCTATTTTATTTTCGTCATTTTGCACTGGAGCAACTAACTGTTTTTCAGTTTTATCAATTTTACCTGTCAACTCCTCTATTCTGTTGCTAAGCCTAATAAATGTATCAATATCATCTAATCTACATTTACTCTGCATATCCTTACATCTTGTAACCTGTTCCTGTAATTCTTCCTTGTACATATTTGTCCTTTCAGTTTATTTTTGCTGTTCTTTCAGCATCAGAATGTTTGATTGTGTCCTTTTTTGACTTTCACCAACTCAATAAAAAAGCACCCTTTCTAGGATGCCTTTAGTTTTGATTAAAAATTTCATCATATATCTTTTGAAGTTTAATTCCTTCATCATCAGGTTCATCATTGTTTGCAAGTATGTTGTCCACAATCACATCATCAATTGTATCTAACACCGCCTGAACGTCACCTAATGTAACAAGTGCTTCAATGTCTTCAATGTATGGTTTTAACGCTTTAATCTGTTCAGCCTTTACAATCATGATTCCACCTTCTTTCTTCTTGTATGAACTGGATTCACCTGAATGATGTTTCCAGTGTCAGGATTGACTGAAACTTCAACAACCTTGTTTCTGAACTTCTGACTTCTTCCATTCTTCATTTCTCTGACTGGAAGGATTTCAGAATCTTTATTTATTAAAGCATCCAAGATGTCAGAAACCTGGACACCATTTCTTTTTTGTTCTATTGAACCTATAACCCTTGCAATGGAATGATTTGACTTTCCAGTTATTGTCAAATTGTTGCTTGTAACAACACCAAGAATTTTTTCATCCATTTCCTTGCTGATGTCTTTATATAAATCAAAGTCAGCAAGTGCAGAAAGTTCACCTGATTTTATGGAAGAAGTGAACGTCTTGAACATTTTCCATTCATCTGTATTATATCTGATTTTTGCAAATTCTTCAACAGATGGTGCATTTTCACCAAGTATATCACTATACTTTGCAAAATCTTTTCTTGTCTGTGGTGAAATAGAATCTTTAACAAAGGATTTCTTCCATTCTTTATACGTCATATCAGCAGGTACATAATAGGTATCTCCGTCTTCATTCCTTGCAGCTCTTTCGCCTTTTCCACCCCATTCATCATCAAAGTATGGTGCCGTACAGCTTCTGCAGTTAACGTGGAATGGTGGAGCTGTTACTCCCTCTTCGTATTCGCTCATTTTGAATACTTTTCCATCCATCTCCTGACATATGTCTGATGTATGGTCGTCCAACGTGGCTACAATCTCATATTTCTCAACATCCAGTTCCTTGAAACATTCTTTTTGAGCTGCCGAGCTGAAATATGCAGTTTCGGTCATTACAAGTCGTCCTGCATTTGCTTTACTTACATTCATCTTGGATGCTATCTCATTTATTGCCTTGTCAGGTCCTGAACCCGTGATGCACATATGGCTTAAACTTGTATGTAACTGATTTATGAGCTGATTCTTATTACCCCATATTCTGTCACTAAAGTTTTTTCCATCAGCTAACCACGGCTTATTTGTTACTTTCTCAATAAGTTTGTCGTTTAACGCTGCAAAGTTCGAACCTACACCCACACCTTTTTGTATTTCATAAGCTGTTCTATAATAGCTTTCCTTATAAACGTCCTTTATGTGGTTGCTTACTTCATCATTCAAATTTCCAAATGCCACCTCTGCCTGTTGTCTGCATTGTAATTCCAATGCTTCAAGTCTGCTTATATGAGCCTTTGCAGATGCGTTTTCAAGTTCCTTTACCCATTCACCTGAGAAAGCATTATTTCTGCCTTTTTCTATGTATTCCTCAACATCCCACTTAAGTTCCTTTAAATCTTTGGCATTTAGTGATTTTTTGGCATCAAGCATAGATATGTTATTATTTTCTGCATATCGCTGATACCATGCATTTATTTTTTCATTAATAACTTTAGCTGATTTGTCAAACTGTTCCTGAATGCTTATTGTTTTTCGTATCGAGGTCTGATGTGTTGCCTCTTCCATTTCTACAAACCTGTTCTTCCAGTATTTGCTATTCTTCATTTGCTCCACCTACTGTTTGTTCGCCTGGTTTATTTAAAGCTTTATCATTATTGCCATTTGTGTTCTGCTGTTGATTAAATATCTGTTGATATACATCAGAATTTTGTGCTTTTTCTTCATTTTCCTTTTGGAGCTGTTTAAGTTCTTCCTCCACATCTTCTACAAAAGGATGATTCTTAAGTATTGTCTTCTGACTGATTATTCCAACAGAATCCTTACATATTGTTGCCTGCTCCTGCTCATTCTTGATACAGGTTCTTGTCCATGTCTGTACAATATTGTCACATTTAATGTTCTTAAAGTTGCATATGGCTCTTATCAGCTTTGAAAATCCTAACTGAAACTCTGTTTCCATTAAGCCTACTTTCATTTCCAACAAAGAATACATAAACTTAAGTGCTTCGCCCGACTGATTACCAAACGTCTCAGGTCTTGGGTCAAATCCCTGCCCCTGCTCAAATATTGCTTTTCTTGTAGCATCAAGAACGCTGTTTCTTGCTTCAATAGGAATCTCAATGTTAAGAGTGCTTACTCCTGTACCATCTTCATCAAGTTTTATTGTTTTGTATTTTTTCAAATCCTGCAAAAATCCGTTTAAATCAGTTCCGCCATATCCCGATAATACAAATATAAGTTCCTGCACATCTTCCAAATCGTTGATAAAGCCACTGTATACCTTGTCATATACATCTATTAAGCTTTTGATATTATCAAGGTCAGATGATTTAATGTTGTTATTAAAAAACGGAATGAAAGGTATTTCTTCCATTCCGTGACTATACTCGCTTACGAGTTCTCCTGTTGTCGGATTTTCAAATATTGCATAATCTGTTAAGTTGTCATAATTTAAATCTGATTGAAGCCTTCTGTATACCTGACATTCCTCTTTGTTCCAATATTCATATATTGTGTAGTTTTTCCCATCTGCTTCATCTATCTGGGTATATACTCTTAATGCTCCTATCAGTTTCTGTTTTGCTGACTTATTCCATATCGGAACAATCTGTTTGCTATCAATAACTGCCCACTCAAATTCATTTAGCTCATTTGTCCAATAATGAATCCATGCAACACCTGCATTGGCTGCATTAACACAAAGCTCCATACATTCTTTTCTATATTCATCTCCTAAGGACTTTAATATTTCTGCATTAGCCTTTGAATTACCAACATCAAACGTAGGCGGAGTAGTGAATGCATAAGCTGCTTTCTGATTTACTATAAGTCCATGAAAATTGCGGGGTATTCTGTTATCCGCATTTCTCAAAGGATTGCCTTCATTATCTTCCTTTTTAGGACCATATAACACATCACTCTGATTTCTGTAATATCTGTCAGCAATATCACATTTAACCATATACATTGCATGCCCCGGCATATACTGACTCAATAATTCTTTCATTCTATCTAAATCCACTTGCTTCACCTCTTTACTTTAATACTGATAATCCATCAGATTTCTTTGCACAATCTTCTGCAATGCCTGTTGTTGCATCCTGTGCATCGTCATGATCATTCTTTCCTTCTCTCTGATACCTTGACATTGCCTTGTAATAATCAGGCCATCTGTTCTTCCAGTCTTCAGGAAAATATATATGTTGCATTACCCACGCTGAATTTGAAAAAATTCTTGCATTCTTGTTGTTATGCTGTGTAAACCACTTAATAACTGTCTTGTTACTTTTTAATTCATCCAGAAGTATTCTCTTAACACTTCTGGCAAATCCTCTACCACCATTATTTGATTCGATTCTTGCAATATTTACATTTCCATCAAATAACAGCTTAGCTGTTAACGGCTCTGTAACTTCCATTGGTTCCTGCGTATATATCACATCAAGTACGTACGCTTCATTGTCAAATGTTACTCCGTAGTTAATACTGCATAAGTAATCCTTACCTTCATCTGCAGTATCTGTATAATTTCTAATCTGCTTAAATTGTGGTTCTTCTTTATATGTCTTAAATGAAGTATACATTCTGCCTTTTATGTCAATCGGATTCTGCTGATAATTTGCTTCTGCAATATCTATTCCCATTGTAGCTTTCTTATTCTCATATGATTTCTTTGACAATATTTCAGGACAAAGCATTGAGCCGTCTTCCTGAACTGCTTTATAACAGATATGCCTTACCTTGACACCTATGCTTTTAAAATGTTCCAATGCCCTTCCTGCCAAATCCAGGCTGTGCCATCTTGTCATGACTATTATTGTTTTGCCACCCTCTTCAAGTCTTGACATCATCGTATCTGTAAACCACGACCAATGATTATCAAGAATATTTGCATTATTTGCTTCGAGTGCAGACTTAATCAAATCATCGATAATCATCAACGTAGCACCAAAACCTGTTGCTGTTCCTGTTGGTGATGTTGCCAAATAGTTATTATAGCCATTTTCAAGTGACCACATATTCATTGCTCCATCACCACGTTTAATGGTTACTCCCGGAAAAACATCCGAATAGACAGCCTTGTTTTCATCTGCCTTTTCTTCAAGAATTGTATTTCTTACACCTTTTGAAAATGTTGTTGATAATGTTTCATTGTATGAGCCTGTCATTATCTTTTGTGTTTGGTCATTCCCAAGAATCCATTCAACAAAATTACCAACTGTTCTTGATTTGCCATGTCTTGGTGGCATATTTACAACCATCACTTCATCATCTGATTTTACAAAGCTTTGCAATTCATTACAGAAATCATGTAAAAAGCTCCTATCCTCTTTGTAGAAGTCTGGAGCTTTTAATTTACAATATTGCCAAAAATCTCTTCTTGCCAATTCAATTCTTGCATATAATCTTATTAAATTTTCATTTGGAATCAAGGTTCTCACCTGCCAATCTAAGCAGCTGTTCTGTTGTCAGCCCTTCAAACGGATTATTTATATTGCCTGACACCTCTACCTTGTCTTTAAATATTCCTAAATGTTTCCCTAGCAACTCAAGAGCTTTTACCTTGTCATATGTAGTTAGCTCTATTCCGTTTTTCCCCTGCTTAATTCCTGAGATTGCCTTTATTTGCCTTTTGGTAAGTTCCTCTGTCTCTTCTATTTCAACTGCCTGATAATACATCTGATTGCCTTCACTATCCAAAGCAGGAACATAATCTCCCTCAGATGTTTGTATCATCACCGGCTTAGTTACAACCTTTGCATAATCGGAACCATTTGCAAAAGCAATTGCTGCCAGTTCCTGTATTACATCATCCTGCGTTACTTCTATTCTCTCCAATCTGTCCTTAATTCTCTTATCTATGTAATCTTTTACCTCTGGGTTGTTCATTAAACGGGTGGCTGCAGCTGCTGCTGTATTATCATTTTTGACGTGTGGATATGCTTCCTTATACGCCCTTGTTCCATTCAAATCAATTAAATATTCATTAGCAAATATTATTTGTTTGTCAGTCACTGCAACCACTCCTTTCTTTCTAATTTTTGCATAAAAAAACACTCCTCAGAACAACACTGTTTTATACCAACAGCGTTTTCCGAAGAGTGTAAGCTTCTTTTTAATAAATCAAACTATCATATAATATTGCAATAACAAAAGCTAAAAGACTACCTGTAACATAAACAATTATTGCTCCTTTTTTGACCATAAATATCCTATCCATATCTAACAATTTATCTTCAACAGAAAATAAACACGATAATGTGAATAAAAAAACGCATACAAACAGAATAATTCTCATATGTACACCTCCTATATTAATTATCAGTCAACTTATTAAACCCTAAATTTAAGTCTTCCCCTGCTTTTATAATCTTATCTATATCATTCTTAAATTCATTTATGTCTATGTTATCTTCTTTTAACTTTTTGTAAATGTCATATTTTTCTTCAAAATTATCCATTCCAAGTTTTTCAACTTCTATTTCTTTCTTTTTAATATTTGTATCTATTGTTTTTATATCCTCTATAGTCTTAACAATTCCTGGTAAAGCCAACTCAACATTACCAACTTTTGCTTTTCCTCCTGTTACAGCTACAATTAACAACAAAAAAATGGCTTTACTTTTTCCACTTTTTAATGCATCAAATACTTTCTTTCCATTGCCATTCTGCTTACCTTCTTTTGAAAACCAACAAGATATCTTTCCTGGAGAATTTAAATTCATTGTAGCATATATATTTTCTTCACCAGATACTCCTTTTAAGCATCCAGTAACTCCCGCAACAAGCAAAGAAATAGCGTTAGCATTTATTTCATTCTTGTTGTTTATTCCTATCTGCAGTGAACAAATATTATTGTATACATACAATGGATATATGCTATCAAGTATCATTTTTGAATACTCTTGCATACTACTTAAACCATGATAATTAGTTAACGCCATATACAAATGTATATTTATTTCACTTACGGATATAGTTTTTAATATTTCTATTCTTCTTCTCTTGTTATATGGACATTCTACCTGTTTAACTTCCCATTCTCTATCCTCAATTGCTTCTATTACACGCAACTCTTGCTCTTCACTAAAATGTTCTTCATAATATTCTCCTGCTTTTACAAAGGTTATTTTTTTAGTGCCTTTGTTTGGAATTATTATAATATCCCCTTCCTCTATTTCACTAATAAACTTTATACATTTATTTATCGCCATTTGAGGACGCTTTTCTCCGTACTTATCCTCTAAATAACGTTTTAACGTTTCCTGATTTCTCTCACTCTTGTCCGTATTTTTATCTATAGCATTCCATCCGATTGCTACAAACCTTCTACTAATAAATTCATCATAAAAATATCCTTTTTTTGTTCTAATCATCCAAAACTTTGTTTCTTCTGATATTTCTGGTATTGTGAATTCATTTAATGCCGATAAAAATTCCTTTTCTCCCATTCTTTCATATTCCCTCCAAGTTTTCTTTTATCATATAACAATTTGTGACATTGTTCAACAAAAAAGACAGCTTTTCAGCTGCCTTTAAAAGTTTATACTGGGGGAAAAACAAAAGTTATTGTCATACTTTTGCAAGTTTAATTATACCATATCTGTTTATTTAATGAGTTTAATTTGTTTAGTTTGTTTAGTTATTCAGATAGTCAGTTATCACCTGTGATACCCTTCCATTCGTACATCCAATAATGCCTGCAATTTCCTTTACTGACTTTCCATCAATAAATCTATAAATGAATATTTCCTTAATTTTCACATCCTCAATTCTGTTAATAAACTCTTCCACCTTTGCATTGTCACTCTTGGCTTTGCTGACTTCCTGCTCCCACTTTTCCAGATTACGTATTCGTCTATCTGATTCCACAGGTTCTTCCATCTGTACTGCCATATGCGTTTCTATATATGGATGCTCTGCCATTGAGCTTTTTACCTTTCCATATACTGTTGGTATGTCCTTATATCTTTCTTCCTCTATCTTTTTTAGATTGCGTTCTATTAACCTCTCATTAACCTTATATGCTTCCAGTTCTTTCCTTGTCATTACCTTATCCTTTCTGTTTTATGCAAATAAAAAACCAACCACCGAATATTGGTAGTTGGCTTTATGACATCTTCTTTTTAATGTTCTGGTGCACATTTGGCACAAAATCCATTTCCTGCATCTCCATTAACATAATCATCTAAATCAAATACTTCTCCACAATCAGGACATGAAAAATATTTTCCAATACAAGATTCACAAACATATCCTCCGTTAAAATGTCTTGTCTGTGCACCTTCTTTTCCACAACTAATACATTTTGCCATAGAAGAATCCTCCTCTCTCTAGTAATACACAAATTATACCATTCCAACTACCTCTATTCAATTATCAATGTTCGACCTTTATCGACTAATCATCATCCCATTTTCTTGCGTCACGTTCCCTGCGTCTGTCGTCTCTGGATCTCATAATACATAGTGAATATACTGCTGCTATCACTATGATTACTATTGCTATAATTAATATCTTAATCATTCGTTTCACCTGCCTTTACTATTTCTATAACAGTCTGATATAATGCTGAATTTCTACCAACAAGTTTAGTGATGTATATATCCAACTCTTCCACAACCTTATCCACGTTATAAGTTGTTGGTATTCTATTAATTTCATCAATAACACACTGACCCAAATCATTGTCTTGTATTATTCCAGTTTCTTTAAGTATATTAATCACTTCATCTGCGTCTATTAATCTCATTTCTTTCCTCCACATAAAAAAACTACCAACCAAATACTGGCTGATAGTTTTCTCAATTACTTATTCTGTTCAATAAACTCGTTCATCATTCTTGTGAGCTGGCTTGCCTTACTTACTCCTAGCTTGTCGCAGGTTTCTGCAAATGCATCTGCCACGTCCTTTTTTAACTTGTATGTCTTTGCAACATACCCAGCTTTGGCATTCCACTTCTGGGATGCAATCGTCTGACTATTTGGCTCTCCCTTAGGCATCTTATTGTTCTCCTTTACCTATTTTCTTCAATAAATTGTTGCATTAACTTTGTCAATTCAGGACCCTGAGATAAATGCAATTCCTTGCATACCTTTTTAAATTCTTCTGCAACAGCTGTATTGACTTTGTATGTCTTTGCTGACACTCCTGCTTTCATGTCCCATTTGTCCTGTGCTCTAATCTTCTTTTCGTCCATTTATAATCCTCCATAATTGCGGTATCGTCTCAATTAGCATATATAACGATGCACATATTACAAATACGCATCCTACTATAGACCATTCCGTTGCTAAAGCTAATATGATGGTAAACATCAAAAATGCTGTAGAAAAGTTAAACTTCTTCATTTTATTTTCTTTCCCAATGTGCTAATATACTTGTAAGAGATTGGGAGATTTCTCTCCCTTTCTCCTATGTAAGAGCCTTTATGAGTTCGGCGATTGATGTAATCAATGCTGCTATTGCTATTAACGACTTGATTACCAAATCCCATATCTTAAGGCTCTTTTTGTCTTTTCTCTTGCCCATTGGTTTTACCTCCTTCATTTGATATATTTATTGTATCATACGTGTACGTATATGTCAATACTTTTACCAAACAAATTAAGTTTTTTGAAATTTATCAGCCAATATTTAGTTTTCAATGTACATTTTACTTCTTAACATTTCTTAACATCTATTCATTCTGTCTTATGAATGTATCAATACCACATTCTTCTTTTAAAATTGCTATCTGATCATCCCAGCAGCTCCAATCAGGATTCATAATACAATCTGTTTTATTGTTGAATATTTCTCTAAACTCTAACAGTCTTTTTTTACCAAATCCAAATCCATCCCTTAAAGATACCATTGCCAGGATTCCCACACTGTCTACTGTCTGATTTTTCATTCCATCACACCATTCTTCAACATCTTTTTCTTTGATAGCAACTGGAAGTTTTGTAATGTTTCTTAATCGTAATTCCTTTTCCAGTCCATCAATTCCTCTTTCTTTAGCAATCTTAAAGGCATAAGCCATTCCTTCACGCCTTGCCTGCTCTTCTTTATTCATCCTTGCCATTTAAGTCTCCCTTCACTATCAAACACATCATTTATATCCATCTGCCCTTCAAGCTCCTTTTCTTCCTGCATTGGTGGCAAATCATAGTTTTCCGGCACCTCCACAGTAACTTCTATTGCTTCAAATGAATCTGAATTAGTCGGATGCCAATGTTTTCTTGTCATCTGCCATGCATATACTTCCATTTTTAATATTTTCTTTGGAATGTTCTTTAATATAACATCGTGGTATACATGGTCATTTTCAAATCTGTTTATCTTTTCTGCTATAAACTCAACTTTATAGTTCTGATGTGCTTCATGTTCGCGCAGTTTCGCATCTCTCCATGCTCCATCTCCTATGTAATATTTGGCTTTAAGTCTGCCGTTTGACCTAACCTCAACTTCTATTTCAGCAATGCAGAAATTTAATTCCACCAATTCTTTTATTGTCACTATTGTTCACCTCCATCTATTCCTAAGTAATCAAATAATGTAGGTGTCTCTCTTTCCTCTTCAGCCTGTTGCAAATATCCGACGCCATCCCTGAAATAATCTTCATTTAATTCTATTCCGTATCCTCTTCTTTTCATTTTTACCGCAGTCATTGGAACTGTCATAAGTCCGCCAAATGGATCCAGAACCAAATCCCCTTTATTTGAATATCTGTTTATAATCCTTTCAACGATGTCTATCTGTAAAGGACACACATGCATTTGCTTTCTCCTTCTCGACTGCTGTGTATTGAGTGTTTTCATTCTGTTTATATCATCCCACACTTCAAGGTTGTTCCATGAACCGGGAGCTACTACCATAAATATAGCCGGAAGTCTTCCTTCTTTATCAAGCTGTTCTGCAAGTTTTACATGTTCTTCATAGTTGTAAATATTTTCTCTTGAATATTTGCGATATACCTTCTGTAAATTCTTAATGTCTGCTTCCAATAATTCTTTCTTTGTTACAAGTCTGTCTCCTGAACTTCTCCAGTATCCGTGTGCATCTATCTGCCATTGTGCCCTCGTATATTCTTCTTTTGTCTTTTTAACCGGTTCATCTGCATAAGCTGTTGATTTGTCTGTTGGCAGCTTTCTAAACAGCAATATATATTCCGGGCATCCCACTCCCATTTTTGAGCCGTCTTTACACTGTTCACTCCAACCTAATCTGTATGTCTGATTATTTTCCCTTACAACATCCGTCACAACCGTTATCATTCCAAAGTACTGAAATCCATGTTTTATGTAATGAGCTATACAGTCAGCATGGAAAGGTTCAATTGTTGGCATTCCCGTACCTGTTGCATTACCAAACAGTACTCTGTCCTTTACATGAATAGCCGCAACCCTTCCCGGTTTTAATATTCTCAATAATTCGGGTGTCAAAAAATCCATCTGCTCAAAGAATCTTTTCGTATTTTGATTGTGTCCGAAATCGTTATAATTTGCCGAATATTCATAATGGTTTCCAAATGGAATTGATGTATGAATTAAATCTACCGAATTATCATTCATGGTTCTTACTTCCTCAACACAATCATTATGAACTGCTGTATAATACTTTCCTTCTACCTTCACTGCTTTCACTCCTATCTTTCTGTTAAGTCCCTGTGCCTTATTGTTCTGATTCAGACCATATTTCTTTACTATTTCAATCATTTTTGAAACCATATGATTATGATTTTTCCACTTTTCTTCAAGAACCTCTTTAATGCTCTTTTCATTCTCCATGTAAATTATGTCAATTATTACCTGCTCTTTTTGAAGGAATCTGTAGCATCTGTGTATTGCCTGAATAAAATCATTAAATTCATAATCTATGCCTACAAAAATTTCTCTGTGACAATGTTTTTGGAAGTTACAACCTGAACCTGATAATTCTTTCTTTGTTGCAAACAATCTTGTCCTTCCTTCCGAAAAATCTATAACTCTTTTTTCCCTGATTTCATAATTCTGTGAGCCATATATATCAACTGTTTCCGGTAACGCTTTTTTTATTGCGTGTCTTTCACTTTCCAAATCATGCCACAGTATAAAATTATCATTTGGACTTGCTTCTACGATTTCCTTCATCTTTTCTATTCTTGCAGATATACTTTCTCTTTTAACGGCTGCTGCTTCTTTTAATCCTGCTGCCGCTTCTGTAAATAACTGCATCTGTCCATTCTTATCAGCCGTATCTCCGTAGTTTATCGGTAATTCATGCCAGTTTACCTGCAATGGTGGCAATTCATATCCTTCATCTGAATATTCACTATTCAAATCTGAAGGCTTTGTACAGAATAATGCCCAGCTGCTTACCCACAACCAGAATTCATCTTCCTGATTAGGATATAAAGTCAGATTATTTGCCTTTGTACTGTCTCTTTGGAAAAATCTCGTTAATGCCTGACCTGTGTCCATTACTTCCAAATATCCTGCGTAATGAATAAGTTCCTTATATTTGTTCGGTGATGGTGTAGCTGTTGCAACAAGTTTATATTCAACTCCTTTAAACTTTTCCAGAAACTCCTGATATGTCTTGCTTCCAAAACTTCTGAGAACTGATGCTTCATCTAAGGATGTTGCCTTAAAATATTTAGGTTCAATATTTCCATCTCTTACTCTTTCATAGTTGGTTATCATAATGTCACTTTTGGCATTTTTAACCTCTTCCATGTTTCGTACATATTCAGGCTTTTTATAACCTAATACCTCTACTGCATCATGTGTAAATTCCTGCTTAACTCCAAGCGGTAATACAATTAATGCTTTTCCGCCTTTATGCTTTACTATCTGGTGACAAAATTCTATTTCCTGAACTGTTTTTCCCAGTCCAAATGATTCAAACAAAGCTCTTCTTCCGCCTCGTATTGCCCACATTACGGCATCTTTCTGGTGTGGTTTTAATATTGGATTTATATCTTCTCTTTTTACTTCAAATCCACTGTCTTTTGCTATGTCAATTTTGCTTTTTAAAAATTCTAAATATTCCATTTCTCTCCAGGAACCGATATATCATTACTCTGGCCAGAGTTCCGCTCCTTTCGATTATTTTTTATTCTTCAAACTGATAGTTATATCCATCTAATGCAAATGGTTTCTTTATTCTGTTATGGCATCTGTCTGCTATCGTCTGATAAGACATGTTATTTCTAATGCCTGCTTCTCTTACACTTACATATGTTTCTACAATCCTTCCTGCTTCATCTATCTTTATTACTGGTTTTCTTTTACCTGACATTCTCGCAGTAAGTTTCCCTAATTCCTCTCTTGTTATGAATCCTATGTTGTCTCTATGATTGTTCCAAATACTCAAGTCCTTATGGTATGGTACTTTTCCTTTTGGAATTTCATTGACAAATGTATTAACCAATAATTTGAAAACTGTGTAGTCCTTTGATTTACCATCAATAGTGATTTTCACAAATAAATTTCTTTTGTTCTTTCTCCTAAATGGTGTTAACATTTTTTTCTTACCGTTCTTGAATGTTTTTCTTACTTTTCCATCTATGCTGATTTCATATTGGTTATTTCCCGGTAAATTAATTAAATGCCAATAGTTTGCAGGTTCATTAACTCTTACATCCATTTAACTCTTCCAATCTCTTCTGTAACTGCTCTCTTTCAAGTGTAATTGCCCTTACTTCTTCTCTCTGTTCATCTGTCATATAATCAGCACAGATTAGAAACATCTCCCTTCCGTCTATCTGTCTGATTCTGTATTCAATCTGTTCTTTTGTCATTTTGTTTCTATCTCCTCATTAACAATTTACGTTCAAGTGATTCCATATCATCTTTGCTATAATTTCGTTCAGTAAAGTTTGCTTTGCTCTGCTCCGGCTTCTTTTTGTCCGACTTATAAAAATTCATCCAGCCTTTTGATGTTGCTTCTTTAACAATCTCTACAAGTTCATCATCACTACAGCCTTTATCTTTAAAAGTATT